CCTCTAACAAGGTGCGACAATACCGGGTTCCCGCCGTGGCGTCCGGGTCAACTAAACGGGTGCGCATTTCCTCCGGGTATTCCTCCGGGTCGTACTTCATAAAAACCGACTGCCTACCATCGGCATAAAAGAACTCAATAAGACGGTCGCCCAATCGTCCCCGGATTGCCTGTTTTAACGCCTCAATCCTTTGTCCCTCGGCTTTATCGTTTCCCTCGCTTCCATTTTGCGCCCAACTCAAACGTATTGAGGTATCGGACGCCGTAACCTCAATTTCTTGTTTTGTTATGTCCTCAATCATTGCGCACATATCGCAATCAAAGGGGCTTAATACTTGTTTGTTCATCGCTCTAAAAATTTATTTGTTATTACTATCCGGGGCGGCTTCAATCTTAACCCCGGCAATTGTTCCGTTATAATTAAATTCCAATGTTTCGACGCCCTTAAATCCCCCGACGATACGCAACAAACGCCAATAAATCGTTTTCCGGTCGCTCCTATGGAATTTATCGCATTGCCTACCAATTCCGGGGCAATCTTCCCTTTTAATTTTGCATCGAACGCAACGTTGCGTAAATATTGCGGGGTTATTGTTGGCTAATCGTGCATCCGCCGCCGTCCATATCTCGGCAATCAATACCATACCCCGGTAAACGCAACGTTCGCCGGGGCTGTATTCTCTATTTGGGTCGAACGGTTCGGGTTGCTTTACTCTCATTCTTTGCCCGCTTCGTTTACATAGTCAAACAATGCGTCCAAATCTTCCTTTGCGCCTTTTACGCAAATTCGTACCCTATCGCCGCCCGCTAATGCGGTTTCGACAATCTCGCAATTATACCGGGGGGCGTTTATCTGTATCATTGCCGCCCGGCTATTCGTTACAAACTCGTTTCTTTCTTCCACGCTCTCGGATTTATGAAGTAAATAAAATGCCTCTATTGGTTCGTTCTCGCTTTGGCACGCCCCCAACAAAAGCGTTGCCAAAGATAACAATAAAATCTTTGCTTTCATCGTTTTAGTTTTCTTTTAATCCATATAAACCGTATGCCAATGCCGACAAACAATATTTTCGCCTCAATGTCAACGTAACGGTCGTAACCGTTGACCGCATCCACGGACACGCCGGGAACAACAAACCAACTCTTATATTTCCAATATTCCCGGACGTAAACAGATACGCCAACCCGTCCGATATGGAACCCGATTTGCGCCGTGTGTACGTCGCCATTGTTGCGGATAATTCCAATTTCTTTTTTACTCATTTCCTTTTCTGTTTAATAATTCGTAACTCTCTTTGTCAACTACCAATGCCCGTGGATATTCGGTTATAACGCCCTTTGTGTAAACCAAATTGTAAATACCCAATTGTCCCTTAATTGGAAACTCAACAACCCGGCGGGGGTTCCGCATCAGCCAACCGAACCCCTTTGTTATGGATTTACGTTTTTCCGGCGGTATGCGGGTATTCTCCCAATCCTCCGGGGTAAACTCGGCGACGGGCTTAACGTCGTACAATTCGACCAATCCCAACGTTACCCCGCTTTCATATCCCGCAATCACGGGATTAGCGGACGAACAAACCATTAAATCGCCCCGGTACGGCGTGTTTTTGCTGCGTACCTCAATACTTTTTTCGCCGTAAACAATTCCGTTGTCCTCATACGCCGCCGTTACCAACTGCGTTGCATACGGGTTTTTAACGGTTAATGCACGCCAACGGTCGTGCAATTTCGGTTTATAATCTTTGTTATTATACTGCATTTTCGTTTGATTTTTCGTTGAATAAATCGTAATTCGCCGGGACACAATAACCGGGCAATGTTTCCCGGTCAATCCCGGACGTCTTTACAAAACTATCTTTCCAATATATCCGGGGCGTTTTGTCCGGGTGCGCCTCCCAATAGTCGAACACGTCGTTGTAAAACGTCAATGTTTCCCGCTTGGTATATCTGCAACCGCTTTGCAAACCTATCTTAAACAAGTCAACAAAGGGGTACGACAAAGCAATTACAGAAAACGCCCGGTCAAACATTCCCACGGGGATTGGTTCCACGCTTGCAAAGGTGCGGAACCCGTGGCGTTTTGCCCGTGCCAATGCGTTTATACGCATCCGGTTTGGGCTTGCTTTGGGTTCCAATTCGTCGCATCCGGTCAACGTTGAACCAATGGCAATGCGGGATTTATCCCAACCCTCGGACGCCTCGGCAAAGTCGATTAAAATATTGATACCCTCGGCGCATTTGCTCAATACCTTAACCGGGACGCCGTGGCGTTGACAAACGCCGATTGCTTGACGGGTCAACCTTTGCGTTTCCGGCAATAACGGGTCGGTCGTGAATGAAAAGAACAACCCCGTTTGTTTCAATTCGTCCTTATGCTTCAACAACTCATTCGTAAATATATCCAATGCGTATGGATATTCTCGTAATGCCTTTTTCAATTCCGGGGTATTGCCTCCCAACACTTTTGCGCCCCGCCCTTTGCGCAAATAACAATACGTGCATCCGTTGGAACAACCAACATAAAAGTTGGCGGCGTTCTCGGCATATTCCCCGGCTTTTCCCTTTGGGCTGTAAATAACCCGTCCGTTTATCGCTCCCATACTCACACAGATTAAAACGGTAAATCGTCGGTTCCGTCGGGGGCGGGTGCATCCGGCACGGGCGGCGGGGCTTGCGTTCCGGCTCCGGTTCCTTTGGGCGTCAACATTTCCATATCGGTTGCGACAATCTCGGTAACGTATCGTTTCACGCCTTGCGCATCGTCATAACTCCGGGTTCTTAATTCCCCCTCAATATAAAGTTTATCACCCTTTTTGACGTACTGATTGGCGACCTTTGCCAACCCGTTTTGCAATACAATGTTGTGCCACTCGGTACGCTCCGGGATTTGCCGCCCGTCCTTTGTCGTAAACCCTCGTTTCGTGGTTGCCAACGAAAAGGTCGCAACGCAACCGCCGTTGTCGAACTCCTTAAAATCCGGGGCTTTTCCGGTATGCCCTAATAAAGTAACTTTGTTTACACTCATAACTATTTGAATTTAATCCCATCAATAAATATAATTTCTTATTATTAGACCAACCCGCCGCCATATTTAAGGCTTTCCGGTCGTCGTCATGCACAAACTCGCAATACCACGAATTGCCGCCAACGTTCGCTTTTTCTTTTAGTCGTACCAATTTACCGACAATGTACCGGGCAAACTTGGCGTACCCGCTAACCTCGGATATATGGATAATACGACGTTCGGCGTTTATTTTTGGCAATTCTTCGATTTGCGGGCGTTTTTCCTCGGCGGGGTATCTTTGTACTCTCTGAAAGTCTTTTTTGATTGACGACCGGGAAATTGCCCCAAAATCGGGGGTTCTCTTTTTGGTTCTCATTAACCTAACTTTAATTGTTGATATTCGTTTTTCATTAACTCAATTAACCGCATATTCTCCGGGTAAATTCGCATTCGTTCCCGGTCGCCATTCTCCCAACGGTTATGGCATTCAAAGGAAAGGATATTTATATTTCGGGGGTCGTGCGCCATTTCCGGGTATGCCCCACGGGTCAAAATGTGGGAACAATAGACGGCGGAATAATTCGCCAACGGCTTTAATGTTTCCTCGCATCGGTGCGGCTTATGCTCCCAAACCCAACGGAAAAAGCGTTCATTTGCCGCCATGATATTTGCGCCCCGTCCCGTAATACAATGCCCGAACAATTCCCGTTGTATCTCAACCCTCAAACGAATATCCATGCGGAAATTACGCAAATCCAAAAGGGGATTATACCCCCTTTGGATGCAATAATTGTATTCGTCCCGGTCTGTCAACAAATACGGTTCCATACTCTTACATTTCCGCCGTTTCGTCGTTCGGTTCCGGGTCGTCCGCCGGGTCGTCAACGTTCGGGAACAATCCGTTGTCCTCTATCTTTTCGGCATTCAATCCGGGTGCGGCTTCGCCATCAGCCCCGAACAACTCCAATTGCGCCTTTTTGCCTTTGAATAAAAAGGCGTAAACCTCGGTTTCAATATCGGCGGCAATTTCTTCTAATTCTTCCTCAAACCCGAACGTTTCCGTATTGAATTTAAGTCGGGGGGAATTGATAGCGGTTTTTTGATTGTTTGACACGGTAAACAACCCGGTTAAAACAACCCCTACGTTATCGTCTTGACCGGAAAAGGACACGCCCCGAACCTCTATGTTTTTCAACATTTCGTCGGCAAAATCCCGTGATAACTCGCTTTGCTTTTTGGTTGCTTTGAAATCGGACGTTTCAACCATTGAAAGAAAGGACGTAATATTAAAAATCCGTCCCATGATTGGGCGCAAACGGTCGAAACAATCCCGCAAATCCGGGTGTATGTCCTTTGCACTTTCGACGTGGTATTTGTTCGTGTAACTCTCATTACCGATTGTTTCGGTAACTTCATAATGTACGTCTAACCCGCCGTCCTTTAATGTCTTGACTTTCGACAATGCAAACGCCTTTTCGCTTGGTATCAACATAACGTTTGCGGCTTTTTTTTCTTCGCTCATATTGTAATATTATTTGTTGCCGGGAACCCGCCCGGCATCGGTTTTATAAATCATCTTCAACGTATCGTTTTAATTCCGTTTGGAATTGTTCCCGTTCGTCGCTTTCACGTTCTAACAATTCGTCGTACAATTCCCGGTCGAATATATCGTTAATCGCATCGTCCAATAAGGAAATCAGTTTTTCCGGTTTAACGGCGTCTAACTCCACTTGACCCAATCCGTCCCAATTGGCGGTACGGCTGTCTGTTTCCTTTGCCGGGGCGGGCGGCAACTTCCATTCAATAACCTGTTGTTCCATCAACGCAATACGTCGTATTTCGACCCCAAAAATACCGAACTTTTGCAAGTTTTCGCCAATCGACCGGGGTATATCTTCGCCCGACGGGTCGTAATCGCCAAAATATAGGATAACACATTGTTTGCCGTTGGCTTGTGCCTCTCTCAATCGTTCGGACAATTCAAACAAGAAAGTCAACGACGGATAACCTTTACAAGCCCCAACCGCAATATCCCAATTACGGCACGGTTTCGCAAAAACGCCCTCCAACGCTTTCTTTTCAATCAATATTTCCGGGTAAATCGGTTGGTTTTCCCAACGGTTTTTATGATACGAACGCATCCACGCCCTAACCTGCGCTTTTGCTTCGTCTTGCTTTTCTTCCAAATCGGTTGGTTCCGCTTTAGTTTCGCCACACATTGCCCTATCTCGGTCGCTGAATGCCTCAAAGTCAACCCGCCCGTCCCATCGTGCAACCTCCATTGCAGAAACAACACGTTTATAGTGCTGCAACGTGTTTGTCATACCAATACTAACTAACTGATAATGCAACGCACGGATTGTCAAAACTCCGGGTTCGTATCGGCTTAAAATCTCAACGGAATTTTCAATTATCCAATCCCTTGTAAATTCGTCTTTTGTTCGCTTTGCCATTTCAAAAATCGTTTTCGTCCAACAATTCCCGTGTTTTACTATTCGACGGAACCGCCGGGCGTTCCGGTTCCGGGGTTGGTTCCGGGACGGGTTCCCCGGTTCCGATTGGTTCCGTTACCGGGTTGGGGTCGTGGAACTCAATATTGCGCCCGCCTTTGGGCTTTTCCGGCTCAAATTGGGCTTTGAGTTGTTCCGCCGGGTATTCCTTTTGCGCCAACTCAATAATCCCTAATTCGACCAACTCCGGGACGCAACGCCGTAACGCCCGTATGTCCTCTAATGCGTCATGCGCCGGGAATGTTTCGCCGGGGAACAACTTACTATATAATTCCTCTAATTTCGGATATTTACCCGGACGACCATTTGCGTACAATGCGCCGACAAATTTAATTGTTTTCATCATTGTATCAATGCGTTTTGCCTTATGCAATGCGTTTTCAACGTGTGCGTCGTAATATTCCCGTCCACAATACCGCAAAACATTTGCTTTCAACATTGAACTATCAAAGTAAATATTGTGCGCACATACAAGCGGGGCGGCGTTTGCATCGGCTAAAAATTCGTCCACAACCTCGGCAAATGGTACGCCCTCGGCAATCGCCCGTTCGGTTGTTATACCATGAATTGCGGTTGTTTCCGGGGGTATCTCGTAATTATCGGGTTTGATAATATAACTTTTTTCCTTATCGCCCAACGACCACGCCAATTGGACGACGTGCGGGAATTGCTCAAAATCCGCATCCCATTTCAAACCCTTTGCCGGAACCCCGGTTGTTTCACAATCAAAAAAACAAATGTCTTTCAAATCAAATTTTTGCATAACCTTAAATCATTAAATCGTTAATTACTTTTTTCGCTCTCATTGCGGTATTTATCCCGCTTTTTCTCAACCTCTAAAACGTCCCGGTTTTCGTCAATATAACGTTGAACGGCGGGATTGCAAAACGGTTGTCCGTCCAACCAAAGCAAATGCCAATACGGTACGTTTTCCATCGGTTGCCCCTTAAATTTACCTTGTGGCATCGGGGATTTATCGTTTAATTCCATATTAAAAAAGTCTTTTTTGCCCGTCCTCATTGGGCGTTTGTTCAACATACTTTGCCCGTGTAATCCAAACGCACCCGCACCGCACACACTTTATCCGGCTGTAATGCTTTGGCGTATATTCGTGGCGGATTATTCGCCAACCCGCCAACGGGTAATTTTTCCGTTTTCCGTTACACTTGCAAAACATAACTACAACGTTCGGGGGTCGTCAATAAATGTATTGTATTCCTCGGCGGCAATCTGTTTGAGCGTTTCGATATGTTCGATTAACTCGGCGTTGGATAATTCCGCCACGGTGCGCAAATCGTGGGTATATTGCCCCGTTTCTTCGTTGACCCTTTCGACGTACATAATCGGGGAAAATTCCCGCAAACGTCGTTCGGTTTGTTCCTCTGTCAATCGTTCGCCCGCCTCCCAAATTGCGTGCTTAAACGTTGGCACAACGTAATTAAAATAATAACCTTTCAAAGCCTCGGACGAACCGGGCGACGCAACGACGAACCGGGCAATAATCCGGGAACCTTTCCAACCCTTAAAAAAGTCGTTCAATTCCCCCATATACATTGCCAACCCGCCGTTTTGGTTAATCGTTCCCGTCGCTGTTATTTCTCGCTTTTTCATCGGCTATCAATTTTTGCATTGTCTTATTAAACGCCGTCATTCCGATTGTACGGATAACGTCCCGTTCCGCCCGTGATAACTTGGTTTCCCGCTTATCCAAAACCTTTGCGAACGTAACAACAAATTCCCCCGGCTGCAATAACCCGGCATTGTGCAACCTGTCGATTGGGTGCGCTTTCAAACGTTCGTCCGGTTTTAAGGCTTTGCGGGCGTTTTCCCGGCTTTCCCATATTTCCCGAACCTCGGCGGCGGCGTTATCATAAAACAACCGCATTTTCAAAACGTCGGCAATCGACAAATCAGCCACGGCGGTTGGTTCCTCTTTTTCCGGCTCCGGTTCCGACGTAACGGGCGTTATCTTATCTTTGTTAACCCCATATCCAAACAACGCAAAATCGCCTTTCGTTGGGTCGTCCGGGAATATCTCGGCGAAACGGTCGGTTATCTCAATGGCTGTTTGCAAATCCGGCGTCCGACGTTTTACAAGCCCCAACCGCAACGCTTGTTTATGTACGTGGGTATCTAATGGAATAATCAAATTACGGGGGTCGCAAATCGTCCACAATCCAAAATCAACCGGGGAACCGTGGCGACACATCCAACGCAAAAACATACATAGGCGTTTGCAACCGCTTTTCGTTTCCATATCCGGCACGCCCTTAACATCGCCGAAAAGACGTTGCAATTGTTCCAACGGACGCCCGCCCGGTTGCGCTTGCAATGCCTTTTCCATGTTCTCAAACTTACTATATACGTCAAACAAGCGGGCGCAAAGGTCGTGAAAATCGGCGTATGTAAACGTTCTATAAAAATTCTCTTTACTGCCTTTGTATTGCTTCCATTCCGGGGCGGTTCCCTGCGTATCGGTTCCAACAATGTAATGATACGGCGCACCCTTGAAAATTTCCCGGTCGATAAAATCCGCCTTTTGGATTATCTGTTTGCGGGAACCCCACGCAATCCACGCCGTAACAAATGCGCTAATCTCAATATTTACCCGACTATCGTAACGGTGCGGGATTTGCACCGGGTCGGATTGGATAAACTCGGCGGTTTCGTATTGTTCCGCCCAACGTTTCAAATTATCGTTCAATGTATATGCCATTGTTTTAGATTTTAAGGGGACGGAAAGCCCGCCCCCGGTTATTATTCGTTTTCCGTGTATTCCTCAACTACTAAATCGGTTTGTCCCCGCTTTACTTCCTCTATAAAGCCTTGAAAACCGTTTGCCTTTGCAATGTCTATAATCGCCTGCAAACGCTTTTCGCCTAAACTTTCGCCCCTCGCAATGCGGAACACCTTAACCGTCGGATTGCTTGCGATAATCAGTTTGGCGGCAACCTCCATAATTTGACTATCTGAAACTTTCCCGGCGACGAACGGCACGCCGTTTAACTCTAATCCGTCGTCCGTGAATGAAAGCCCGGCAATAGGTAATTCGGACGTTGCAATAAGTGTTTCCCTTTCCTTTGCCAATGCGCCTAATTTGTCCTCAAACGTGCGGGCGGTTTTCTCGGCGGCTTCCTTTTGTTTCTTCTTTGCCATATAATCCACAACCAACGCATTGATACGGTTGTGTTCCTCGGCTTTTTTCAGTTGTTCCGCCGTATCTAAATTTTCCGGGTTATTGGCTTCGTATTCCTCTAACCATTTGTCGGCATTTGCTTTGCGCTTTTCAAAATCGGCTTTTTCCGCCTCAATGGTTGCCAATGTTTCCTTTAATTCGGCATCGACGTTTTTACGGGACGTTTTCGCCTCTTTTTTGGCGTCCTCTAACCGTTTTTGCGCCTCGGCGATAATGCGGGCAACCTCTTTTTCTTCATTCGCTAAATTGGTATCAATAACCGCAACGGCTTTATCGTGGTTATCGTTGGCGGTTTTAATTCGTCCGGGGATTGCCGCCAATTGTTCAACCCTTTGTTGCCGGGTTTGGCGAACCGTTTTTGCTTTCTCAATTAACCGGGCGTTCTCGTTTTGTTCTTCCATCAACGCCGTAATATCCTTTTTCTCGGCATACGTTTTGACGTCGCCGGGCTTCAATTGCTTTTCGGCGTTGGCGCAAATGGTTGTGTACGTCTTAACCTCGGCGTTGGCGTCTTTTCTTTTGTCCTTAACGGTCGTAACCTCGGCGTCAATTTCTGCAATACGGGTGCGCACTTTTTCCGGCAACAAAGCCTTTACAACCTCAATTTGTTTGCGGCGTCCCTCGGCGGTTTCGCTCCAACGGGAAAACTCCACGGCGTCAAAGTCTTGGTAGCCGAAAATCTTTTGCAACATAGAAACGTTATCCGAACGCATCCCGGTTGTTTGGGATTTAATGGATAACGTCCCACGGGGGTTGGCTTTGGTAAACTTTAATTCGACCTCGTAATTTTCGCCGTCGTTACCTACAACCATTTTTGCAAACCCTTTGTCCTCTCCATTTTTCAACACGGCGTCCCGGTTCCCGGTCAACATTGCGCCGATTGCTTTTAAAAGGGTTGATTTGCCTAACTCATTGTCCCCGGTAATGAAATATACATTACCCTCAAAATCTGCGTTGAACTCTTTGATAACTTGAAAATTCAACAATTCCAATTTCTTAATATACATCGCTCTAATTGTTTATGCCGGGGTTTCCCCCGGCGGTTATTACTATTTTGTTGTTAATCTCATTCGTTGGTGTATCATGGTTTGCACCTTGTTAAGCGCATCCCGGTTGGCGTCAACCTCTGACCGGGTACAATCAGCAATGAAATTTTCCAAACTCTTATATAAGTCGTTTAATTCCTTTGCCGTCATTGCGTGCCGAACGGCTCCCAATTCGTCTTTATCCATTTTTGCAAACTCTTTTAAGCGTTTCTAAATCCCGGCGTTTGGGTTCGTCGGCGTTCTTTGTCGCATCAATCAACGGCATATCATTTGTTTTTGCCGTCCATTGTTTCCCGGTAACGGGGGACGTGTAGGTTACTTTGTAATGTCCGTACCCGGCAAATTCAAACCGGAAATCGCTAATTGTTGTTTTCGCTCTCATATCTTTTAATTTTAGAGTTACCGGGAAAACGCCCGGTCGTGTTATTATCATGCCGCAAATATACGTATAGTTTTTATATTACCAAAACTTTTATTTTTTATTTTCGGCTATTTTTTTATTTTCCGCAATAATCGCCCCAAAATAACGCATTTACCCACGCCGTCAAACTCAACTAACATATTGCCGTTGCGCCCTCTTATACATTTGCCATCGGCACGACGAACCGCCCGGCACGGCATACGTCGCAATTCCGGGCGGGTCAATCGGTCGCCTAAATAGATATAATCCATTACCATAATGTTAGTTGTTTTCTATGTCGCTTAATAGAAATTAAGCGTACATATTGATGCACAATATACAACTCTATATTATAAACACAATGTGAAAATTTATGCGTATTCTTTTTATCCCGGAATTTAACGAAACCATTTTCAACTATTCCTATAAATTCCGTATTATAAACCCAACCGCATAACCGTTTTAGTGTTTTTGCGTTATATGATACTTTGCGTATATATTCTACTCTTATTTCGTCGCCATCATTTAATATGACGTTCGCTTTCGGATAATGTAATATTTCTACCATAATTTCATTTGTGTATCGGTCAATACGGCAACCACGGCGTCAACTTGTTTTTCCCAACGTTCCAACGTTGCCAATTTCTCCGGGGTTGGGTTTCGTTGGCAACGTCGTTGGTTGTGCCGCATCTGTTTTACCATTTCCGCCAAATCTTTTGCCGTTATTTTTTCGGGATTTTCGATTTGCGGGGCTTTTGTTTCGTCTGCCATATAAGTACCATTTGAATAATTAAACGCCCCTACGGGCTTAAAATAAACGATTGTGCATTTGTTGGGGCAAATTTTCCAAAACCCAACGGGGGTTGTTTTGTAAAATGAACCGTCCAAAGTGCATTATTAACGTTGCGTCCGCATTCCACAACGCCGGGGTAATTTCCGGGTATAATTTCCCGGCAATATCCCGGAACCGTCGTTTGCGGTCTGCCTTTTCCTCCTTTTTCCCTTTTACTTTGATACGCAATTTAAGGTCGTTTTGCCACTTCATAGCATTAACCAAAACAAATGGTATTTCGGCGATGGTTATAATGGCTTTCAAATGTTCAAAGTTTTGCAACATCTTTTGAATGCGGTACAACTTACCCATGTTTGCCCCGGCATCCCCAACCGTTACGTCGTCCGGGCGAACGCTCAATTTTTCCAAAAAGACAATCGGCGTGCAAATCTCTTTGTAGTAATTGAGAAAATCCCGTATCTCGTTAATGTCTTTAGGCATCTTTATTGCCGTTGCGTTATGGTTGGGTCGCCAAACCACGATACCCCCGGCGGCTCCGGGGTCAATTCCAATAATGCAATCTATTTTCATTTTTCAAATTTCAAATAATGGTAAATATAAATTTCGTCCTTAATCATTCGGTCGAACGTGCGTTTAATCTCTTTGCGCCGGGCAACCTCAAAGGCTGTAAAATCAATTTCCGGGCTTTGGGTTCCTTGTTTCCGAACGTGGTAAATTGTAAATTCATTTACGAACCCACGGGCGGCACGTGCCAAAAATCGGTTATACGCTTCTTTCCGGTCGTTCTCGGTTTCTTTCACTTCATCCGCTAACCGAACGCCCAACAACCAATTATAAACAAACATTTCGTCGGTCAATCCAAACACTAAACGCCCGGTATATTTATACCGCAAAAAACACATTAAACAAGTCATAACCGATTGATTGCGATAATACCGAATTTGCTCCGGGCTTAACTCCTTTTTCGGTTCCGGCAACGCTGTATATGCTTTGCCGATAACTTGGTTTTGTTTCCGGCAATATGCGTTCAATACCTTTGCGAAATAATCGGCGTTGAATTGTTGGTAATGTTTCCGTTCGGCGTTGCCGTCCCTATCCTTTGGCAAATAGTCGTCCAATTCCCCGGTAATCAGCAATTCAAATGCTAATTTAACCTCCGACAATGTTAATTGCGAATAATAGCGTTTGAGCAAATCCAATAACCGGGTACAAATATACGTCCAATCGTCCCGGTTTTCCGTGGGAATGATAAACCCCACGTCCATTGCGATAAACCGGAACATTTGCCCGGTTTTAGCAATCAACGTTTCGTCGTCAATCTCGGCAATCTGTTTTTTTGTGGACGCCACGAAAATATACTTTTCAACCGGGGTTAATGCTTTGGCAACCTCCGGTAATTCAACCATCGCCCGGCGTACCTCAATTGCTTTTGCCGTTCCACTATAAAGCAAAACGGCGGCGGATTGTCGTTTTTCGGGCAACGTTTGTGGCAATCTGTTTGTCTTTTCGGGTAATGTTTCCATGTTAATAATCATCTTTCAAATACTCAATAGCCCCGGCAACATTCAATCTTTGCGTTGGGGCTTTGTATTCGGGTTTCAAATGCAACTTTTTCTTTTCGACGTCCCCCCGTATGAAATTGCGGACGGTCGCCAACCAACCGTTTTTAGTACGTTTCATGTTTTTTTGGTCGCTCCAATCGCTAACCGTGTGAAAGTAATAAACCAAATCGACCTTTTCAAATTCCGGGGTCGCAAACTTACTTTCAAACTCGGAATAATCCACGCCAACGCCGTTTTCAAATTTAACCATTTTGTAAACGGCGGAATTGCGGAACAACGTTTTTTTCTCTTTTGGTTCCTCAACCTTTGTTTCTTCATCCGGGAATAATCCGGGGTTCTTTACCCCGGTATTATCATTATCAAAAGAGGTATTAATATCATCTATCTTTATTGTGTCGGATTTTCCAACCACGGTGGTTGGATTTTCCAACCGGGGGGTAGTTGGATTTTCCAACCGGGGGGTAGTTGGATTTTCCAACCACTCCAAAGCAACCCAATAATTAGACGTATATTCACAATAACGCACCTTGTTTTTTTCGTACTCAAATTTATTAATATATTGTTTATCAACTAATTGTTTGAGTAACTTAATAACCGTGCTTTTATCTAATCCCGTCCATTCGATAAGATACCGCAATGAACCCTTAAAACGGCTTTCGCCGTCTTGACTAAAACCATGTATTAAAGCGAAAACCAACAATTCGTTACCTTTCAATTTAAGTTTCGTAATCATTGGGACTAATATGGTTATAAAATTGCTATCCCGTATTGTCATATCTCCGTAAAATAAACATTAATATTATCGGTTCTTTTATCAGCCTTGCAAACAATACGTTTACAACTTCCGGGGTATTGATTGAAAAAACAATCTTTGCAATCATGCCAAAATTCGGCAATCATACATTTAACCGGAATATTATTAACCCGGATAACCGTTTCAACGGGTATTTCAATTTGTTTAATTGTTGCCATCGTGTCCGCCCTCCAATTCTTTAACGGGTTCCCATGCTTTACGCACTTTCAAAACATTGTCGGCACTCTCATTGGGAACCAACGACACAACGGGAAAACGGGAACGGTCGCCCGGTTTTTGCGTCGTGGCAAATTGTACATTCAAATCAAAGATAATGCCTTTGCAAAATCCCCGTTCCGCTAACATACCGTCGAACGTTTCCCGAATTTGCGGGATTGTGGACGCCGTACCCTTTGTTGCGAATTGCCAAACCCCGGCAACCCCACGAACCAAAGGAACAATAAAGTTTAGCGTTAATGTAACCTCCCAACCGTCGCAATCCGGTTGGCGGCTCTTTTTATTCGGGTAACGCTTCGTTATCGACTGCATTAAGTTTGGGTATTTCTCCGTTGTCAACGTTTCGTATTTCTTTCCGTCCCATACTTGGAACGTGTCGCCATCGCCCGCCGCAATCAATCGCCCGTCGTCGTCCCGGTATTCGTAACGTTCGTTACATACTTTTGCCGGGTCGTCGTCCGGGAAAACAATTTGTATTGTTTGCGGCTTTTCGCCGTATGCTTGCGTAAATAATCCGGCATACTTTCCCATTGGTATGAAGTAATCAACGCTTTGCGGATAACCGTTTGCGTTTTTAATACCGATTTTTATTTGACCGACACGGGGCAAAATCAAACGGGATTGTTGCGCCTCCGGTCGTTTTATTCTTCCTTTCATCATTCAACAACTTTTATATTTAACTCTAATTTAACGGGCGAATTTTCCCAATTTATATGCGATAATTCCGGGGGTATTTCTCCCAATAACTCAACCGCATCAATCCAAACGGGGCTATCAAAATCCCGTGTACATCTTTCGGGTTTTTCCGTATGTATAATTGCCCGTCCGTCCTTATCAACTGCATAATATACTATATTCATAACAATCAAATTTCGGGGTCGTCGTTCAACATCTTTTTCCTACTCTCGTTTTTGGGCTTTTTAGGCTCATTTGCGGGCTTTACTTTCTTTTCCGTGGTATTACCCCGCTTTGCGGTCGTTTTGCCCGTGGTGGCTTTCTTTTCCGCCTCCTTTGCCTTTTTGGGCGCACGTTTAACAATGGTTGTTTTCTTTGGCTCCTTTTCCGGTTCCGGTGCGTCCGCCTTGACTTTCTCGGCGGCGTCCGTGTTTTCGTCCGGGGTTGCCTCCTTTGGGGCTTTCGTTTTAATCAATTCCGACAACGATAAGGATATTACGTTTTGCGTCAAATCGGGTGCATTATCCAATAAAACCATACCATTAACCGACGTAAACGTATTATCTTTCTTTTCGTCCTCAATGGCTGCAATTTCTAACAGATACGGGATTTTCCGTATATTGGGGCTATCCGTTTGTTCTTTCAAATTGTACGACGGACGTTTGCGCCAATCTTTCGGGCTGAAATTGAAAATACGGGTAACGGGGAATTGTTCAAAATTGACGTTCCACATATCCCGGTACATCCCTAATTGTATTTCGCTTTCCTCGTAAAATCCTTTGCGTCCGCTCTTAAAATCGACGATTGCGTTAATACGTTCGTCGCCGCCTATCTTTGCCAACATGGTACACGGGCAATCAATCATTCCGGCATACTTGTAATATGGATGCACTAAAGCAATTTCAACCGCCAACGGGCGCACGTCGTAATCTAATACGAATTGAGCAAACGCCAATACGTCCTTTTTCAAATCGTCGGCATAATATATAAAATCGTCCGGCAATCGGTAAACCTCAATATATTCTTTTAGTTTGCCTTTTAACCCGTCCAAATCATAAGCCCGGTTAATTAATAATTCCTCAAATGCGGCGTGCATAAACGTACCATACGCCGCCCGTTCGCCTTTGTATCGTTCCGCTTCCTCAATGCCTTTGTTGGCAATCCATTGTATTAAGTGCGGGGCTTTGGGTAACGTTTGGGACAATATCGTTGTAACCGACGGGAAAAACTCCGGGTTCCCGTTGTCGTCATATCGGTAATAATAGCGGTGTCCCTTACTATTCAATTGCCAAACCTTATACGGGGGTTCAATCAACGTTTTTTCATCAAAAAACATTGCCGTCATTTCCTCAACCGTCATGCCCGGCAATATCTCAAATATTCCGGTTGGTTGTTCAACCTCGACCGCTTCAAACGGTGGGATTATTTGTTGTTGTTCCTCGGTAATTTCCGGGAATTGGTCGGCGGGAACGGCTCCCAAACTTTCAACCGTCTTTTGTACCGGGTTTTCCGGTTTCTTTTTGTTCGCTCTCATTTTCTACTCTTTTTTAATTCTGAAAATCCACATAATACCATTGCGGCACACAGACCCGCAAACATCAATTGCCACGGGTTCCAAAATGCGCCAATCAGACAAACAACGCCCAACGTCCCAAATGTCGCAATAATCGCTTTCGCTTGGAACCTATCGGAAAACATAACGTCCGCCATGCGTTCAAACCATTGTAACCCGTTATTCTTCATAACCAAACAAATAATTAGGGGTACAATTACACATTTCGCAAATGATAACGACCCATTCCGGGCGTATCTGTTTAGTCGTTCCGTTACATAAGTTAGTCATATTAACTTGTTGTGCGCTTTCGGTGCGTCCCTCCCATAACCGGGCGGCAACCTCTTTTTTATAAACTTTAATTCCGGCGGTTTGCGCCCGTGCGATTGCCTCGTTTACTCTTAATTTCGTCATTTCTGCCATTTCTTTAGTCTTTTATTGTTAATAACTCGGTTCGTTGCTCTCTTTGTGTCCGCAATGCGTACACGTCATTTCCTCCCAAATTGCGGTATATTCCGGCGGGGTCAAATATCCGTCGCCTCCGGTCTGTTTATATTCGCCGTCGGTAACTTCCATTTCGCCGCCGCATTCCGGGCAATCGTCGTTACCCATTAAATCCAAATCCGGGACAATGAAATATACCCGTTTCAGATACACGCCCAACGCCTCGGAAATAGCCGCATAACAATTGGCGGTTTGTTCCTCGGTTACGTCCTCGTTTATTGCATCGAAAACGGAAATGCCCCAATTTTCCGGGGTGTCCTCAATAACTTTGTTTTTGAGTAATTCCGAAATGATAATTTCGGCAACTTGGTTGGCTGTTTTCCCGCTATCGGTCGCCAATTTTTTTAATAAATCGCTCTCTTTTATTCTCATATCTTTGCCGGGTACTCCCCCGGTGGGTTTTTGTTTCTGCAAATGTATAAATAATATTTGTATTACCAAAAATAAAACCTTTGAAAGTTTTATTTGTTCATGTTGGACGCTTGTAATACAGATAAAAAGCACTAATTTTGTTGCACCGCATAACCTAAAACATCGCTCTCGGTTACTGCGTACCAACCCCCGGCGTTACTTCATTGCGTCGGGGGTTATCTTTTTAATCATGTATTCCAAATTCACAATCCCCCCATTGGTCGAAATCCGCCCCGTCATAACTCAACGGGTAATGTTCCGGTTCCGGGCAATCCGCCCAAAATTTCCGGCGTGCATTATTTACGGCGACCCGTTCCGGGTTATATCCGGGTTTATTCTTTTCCCTCAATTGGGCGGCGCAACTCTTACAACAACAACGTCCCCAACCTCGGCGTAAATTCCGGGTATCGGCGTTGTATTCTTTGCCGCAATTGTCGCAATTCCTTTTTATCATTCCCATATATTAACCCTTTGTAAATCCCTTAAATGCTACATGGTAAACGTCGTATTGTTTCCCGGTAACATAGAACTCAATCATACGGTTGGCGTTTCCGACGTCGTTTATTGCAATAGTTGGGTACGGTTCCCCCGGCAATTGGTTATAATCGCTTTCAATATCCCGGAACCCCTCCGGGAACTCCGAACGGTCGGCGGAAAAATACCGGGTTAAACTCTCTTTTATCCGGGCTAATATTTCGTCCCCGTTCGGCTCAAAAGCCGCTTTTATTTTTTCTTGACGTCTTAACGCAAATCGCATAGGCATTTGTTTTAATAGGTTCTTAATTCCCCGTCCATCGGTAACGGTGCGCCCGGTAAACCAACCGGAATACGGGTATAATGTAACCGGGGAACCCCGGAAAGTAAATTGTAAGGTCGTGGCGTTTACCTCCGTAACCGGATAACCCAACGCCTCCAACCGGGTACGGGCGTAATCGACCCGCCCCGGCTGCAATTCTTGTTGTCGCTCTCTGTTACGGCTCATTATACGCCCTCCGTAATTACTTTGCAATACTTATAATATTGGTCGTGTCGGCTCTCAACTCGGCACGTCAACCCAATATCGTTGCCGTCTAACAATAGGTTCAACACATCGCCGGGATTGTGCCGGGTATAAAGCAAAAATAACCCGCCGTTTGCATCTTGGATTATCTTATACATATCTTGACTTAATCGGTAACGCTTTGTTTTATTCATCTTTTGCGGCTTTTAAATAGTTATTATAACACGTTTTCCCAACCGGGAAACAACCCTGCGAATTATCGCCTAAATCAATATTGCAATCAGTAATAAACCCGTCGATTGCTAATTGTACCAACTTTTGCGTTGCGGGCTTTGTTGGGCGTCCACAAATCAAACACGCCTCCGTATGTTCGTTATGTGTTTCCATATATGCCCAATATCCCGCCGCCGTTCTTAATGCGTCCAAATCTGCCTTTTTCATCGCTCTAAATGATTATGCCGGGGATTGCGCCCCGGCTTGGTTTTACAAAAATTTAATTCCACACTTTCCAACGGCGGGGTCGAATATCCCGTAAAATTCCCCGGAATGTCCCAACGACGAAAACCCACCATTACGAAAACGGAACGTTCCCCGGTCGTCAAATTCCAATACAAAATAATCGTCCTTTTTATCGTAATCAATACGGGCAACTTTTGTTATATGGCTTTTACCTTTGTGCCATACTTCAACCGAACGCCCAACCGCCGACAAATATAAATCAACGCCCTTTTCAATTTCGGCGTCTATTTTAGCTATCGCCCCGGCATAATCGCCGTTAAACATTTCGTTTAGTTTTTCCAAACTCTCGGCGGGAAATTCTGATAAATCAATTTTCAATGCCGCCGTTTGCATTATTTCCGCTTTTGTAATCATATCGTTATTATTTTGCCGGGGGACTAACCCCCCGGCGGGTTATTACTTGTTTGAATAGGGGTTATTGTTGCGGTAATTCGTCCAATCCTTATGCGTCCGGTAACGGATAACGTGGCGGTCAACTCCGGGAACATCGCCGACGATTGCCGTATTGGTGTGTTCTCTCATGTACTTTGCAATTTCCCCGTCAAATCCTAATTCCTTGAATTGTTCCGGCGTATAAACTACAACGACGGGTTTAAAATGTTCGTCCCGTGCTTTCCGGCACTCGGTCAATGTTGGCTTTACACACGTAAACAATTCGCCGTCCTCGTTACGATAATCGTATTGTATTAATTTGGTTCTTTTACGGCGGATTGTCGTATAAAACGTTTCGTAATTCTCGGTTCCTTTTTGGCATTGGCTTACGCCGTTAATATCTGTTTTCATACTCTGAAAGTGTTTTTAATTTCATATACATTATTTGAACCCTCGCAAACCACATACGTTGGTAATGGCTTTTTATTCATTCCGCAAACATCGCTTTCAAATGCAGAACGGGACGTATAAAACCAAATACCGAATTGTTTAGATACAAACAATAAATCGTTTATGCTTTTCCCGTGTTCGGTCGTTAATACTTGGTTGAATGAAATTTGTTGAAAATCAACTTTTCCGTCTAATAGGGCGGCAATCTCGGCAATATCCGTTGCCTTTGTTCTTTTCTTTTCCATGATTGAAAATTTATATTGTTCCGGGGAAAACGCCCCGTCGTTGTTTACTGATAATAGAAAGTGATTTTAACGCCTCGGCGCAATTTGCAAACCTCTTTGTCGCCGTAACAATTGAAAGCACGTTTTAACAAGCGATTGACTAACTTAATGTCGCCGACAATCTTTATTAAACCGGACACGCCAACCAATACATTAACCTTTTTGCCGTTTACAATTCCGTTTACCTTGATTTTGAAATTGCGGTTAATCTCTTTTGTTGTGTAATCTAATCCGTTATAAATGCTTTGAGTATTCATATTGTTTCGCTCTCTATTTTCCGGGAAAACGCCCGGTCGTTCTTGTTTGATGATGCAAATATACAACCTTTATTTTAATTACCAAAGGTTTTATCTTTTATTTTTGGCTTAAACTGCAAAAAGTTTTGTTTTTGGTTCCAAAGAAGTTATTTTCTTGGAATTTTCGATTTAAGCGGCTTTTGCAAGCGGGACGGGTAAATTATCCACTTTGAAATAAAATGCCCGGAAACGGGCTAAAAATGCGTCAATAGAAAAAGGGTTGCAACGCCTTGTTACAACCCCCGGTTTATTACTTTTCTATGGTTACGAACTCAACCCCCAATATTCGGGTCGCCGGGTTCTTGCTTACAACGTCAATTTCCCGGTTCTTTATCTTCTTTGTTTTCCAAAGGAACCCCCAAAAGCGTTTATATTGTACCGTTTCCGCTATTAACAGACTATCCCGGTTTATGTGCGTCCCGGTAAATACTCCGGCGGGCGTCGTGCATCCGTGTAACTCAAACCACGGTTCCACAATATCAATACAACGCAATACGGTCGTAACCGTGTCGCCGGGCAAATATACGATACTATCCCGGACGTTTGCCCGTAATTCGTTTATCGTTTCCATTTGCGCCGTCGTAACCCTTTGCAAATCCCGGTTCTTTGTCTGCAACGATTTGATTAACGCCGCATCGTCCGCCCGGTATTTTTTGTATTCGGATAATTTCAACTCCAAATTCCCAACCTTTGCGGCGTTCAAACTATCCTTTGTTTGATACGTGCGGACGTCCTGCAACAACGTTTCGGTATTGCTCCGGTATTTATCCCGTTCGGCGGTTAAACTCTTAATACGGCTTTGTTGAATCCAAAAGGCGGCGGCAACCGCCATAATGATTGCCGCCAATATTATATACTTTTTCATGCGTTTGCCGTGTAAATAATTAACGAACTATCCGGCGTTTTGCTCAATGTCAAAACGTAATGTCCGCCCGCCATTTCAACCGTACTATTTATTTCGTCCTCGTTAATCTCCAATTGTGCAAAGGAAATTACGACGCCCGAAATATAAACTTTCGGTATGTTATGTAATGGGTCGGCGTTTACGGCGTCAATAAATGCGTCTATTTCCGCCTGTGGGTTCGTTACGTTTTTCGTATCTTCTTGGTTGTCCTCAACCGTAACCGTAAAAACGTCCTCGCAATCTGCAATAATAGCGGATAACAACGGGGCAATACTAATTCCCGCTTGGTTCCCTTGATTGGCAACCAATTGTTCCAAATACTCCTTTTTGTCTTTCTTTGTCATAATGGTACAAAATTAAATGTTACTATATTCAATTGCCGCATTAAAACACGGGCATTCTTTAATGTATTCCCACGGCTCAATAATGCCGTCGCCGTTCAAATCCGGGGAATAATCCCGGTGTCCCTTAATCGTTGCGTCCGGGAACATAACGACCAAACGCATAAGCAACCATAATAACGCCTCTTTTTGTTCCGGCGTCCGTGTGTCGGCGGCTTTACCGTTGGCGTCCAATCCCCCAACATAACAAATACCAATAGACCGGGAATTTTGCCCGGAAACGTGCGCCCCTATTTCAGAAAGAAAACGCCCGGTTTCAATCGTCCCGTCCGGCAACACAACAAAATGATAACCACAAATTCGCCCGCTTTGGGGTTGCTTCTTAAATCCCCGTTCTTTGTGCCAACCGTCGATAACATCAACATTGACTTTTGCGCCGGGCTTGGTTGCGGTGCAATGTACAATCAAATCCGTAATCGTCCGGGTTGTTTTTTGTTCCTCCAAATACTTTAAAATCTCTGTTTGGTTCATTGTTTGCCCTCCTTTTCTTTATCGTTAATAATATCGTTATCATGTTCCCGTTGGTATCTCTCAATTATCGGTTGCCAATATCCCGGCAATACTCGTGTAAACTCCAACCGGATAACGTGGTAAATAATACGCAACGCAACCTTTGTGGGATATGCTTTAATAAGGTTGCGGAATGCGTTTTGCAAATATACGTACATAAAAATGTATGTAAGCGACTTAATTACTATTTTGGCGGCTTCATTATCCCCACATTGCAGCATTACCGAATAAATAACGTGTATAATGGTAACGTACAAAAGCAATTCCGCCAACGCATTCTTAAACTTACTGAATCTAAAGCTTTTGCAATGCCTCACGCTTACACCGTCCGCCCGCATACCCGCCCAAATATTGAAAGCAAACATTATAACCAATGCGTACATAAATCCCGCCGTCGGGGTCAAATAGGCTAAAACCGGACTTAACGACGTGGTGAAAATCATACGCCATTGTTCCCACGTAAAAATTTTATCCATATCTTTAAATAGTTATGCGGGGGATTGCTCCCCGGCTTAGTTATTAAACATTAATATCTGTCATATCAGTTATTTTATAAGGATGATTAATTGCCATAATTACACATCTTTGCGCAATAGCGCAATTTTCATCCGTAGAACCAACCGGGGAACCATTGGGACCGGGTATATTCTTTCCTTGTACCCATTCAGTTGTAACACGTGTATTTTCGCCATATATCGAATTTATGCCATAACCGGATAATCTCAATAATTCAACAATACAAGTATATGCGGCTAATTGTGAGGGCAACCCCTCTTGTAAATGTCCTCCATCGGAAGAACATAATTTTCCATAATCCCCCAAATCATTTAATGAAGTTGTACGGGCATTTTGCACGGCTGTACCAACTGGAAAAATAAAATCGCATAATGTTTCATCTAATACCTTTTGCGAATTTTCTGCAATAGCGTTATAATGACTTATAATTTCTTCGTCTGTATATACCGTATCACCTGTTTTTGGTCGTGATTGAGTGAGCATCCAACCAAACCTTACCGGATAATCTATTTGCCCATATATCAAATTTATTAATTGGTTTAAATATGGTTGATATGTTGCCCATGTCCATGAAGAAGTAAAACCTTGCTGCAACAATATTATATCCCAACTTTGACTTTTCAACGATTGTTGTATTGTGTAACTTCCTAAGTTTTGCCAACTAATACCGCCATTAAATAGGAAATAAGTATATGCGGGCGTTTCATTAACAAAGTTATTGTAATGTTGTTGTAGCGTTGCCCCACTCATGTATAATATTCCTATTTCAATATCTATATTCTTTTGTATATTAGGCAATATGAAAGGTATATAACTTAACGCATCTTGCGAATACGAATTACCAATTGATAATATGCGTATTTTTTTCTTACCTTCATTATCAGAGGTGGGAAAAACAACCTTTTCAACGCCTTGATATTGTTCTACGGCGGTTGCTGTATCTCCTAATTCTAATTGTGCAATTTCTTTATTAAAAGGATATGTTGTGCTTGTTTGTAAGCAAATACGCACATATTTTATACTACCATTATTATCATCAAAAGTAAATGTTGCATTACCGTAATGTTGTCCCTCCTTATAGGTTGCATTAAATTGCCCTCTACCTAAATAGACATCATTTTCCCCATAATATGCTATAAAAATAGCATTTGCCATACCATAAAAGAAAATGCCTTGCATAGTATATACTTCTCCATTAGTTAGATATATCTTGTTAGACATTATACCATTTGGATTAGGCACTACTTGACCGGAAGAAATTTCATATCCCGGTAAAATATTATTAGGGTCAATATAATTTTTACCCGTGGGGATACTTATAATATAATCTCCAAACAAATTATTAAATCGTGTATTATCTACATAATTAAAAATTTGTTCTACTTTTATATTTTCATATCCATTAGGGTTATTATTGTGGCTCATATTAATAATACATAATACTGCATTATCGGGTATAACCCCAGTTTTATTATTAGATATATAATTGTCCGTTGTCGGTTCCATCGAGCTAAAATAGATAAATCGTGTTGGGATTGCTCCTAATACATTTAATTGTATTACGCCATCCAACAAATTAATCCATGCGGCATCATAGGTCGCATCTTCGATATAGCCCGTAAAATCCCCGCCGGATGCTATGTTGCAAATATGATTTGTATCAACAAATGTTTGTCGTGCTGTTATTTTATCAATACTAATCAAATCTTGTTTTAACTCGTTTATGTCTTTAAAATTTGTAGCACCTCCTATTTGCTTTACTTTTATATTTTTATAACCGTTGGGATTTGCCGCTTTGCTCATATTGACAATTGCCAATTTTGCATTTTGAGGGATTGGGATATTTTCAAAATTAGACGATACATTGCTAATGTAATTTTCCTCAATTGGGTTTATATCATTAAAAAACAATACACGTCTAAACGTCGCTCCGGTTAAATTAATATAGCCGTTGTCAATAGGGATTAATATCCATGCGGCATCATAGGTCGCATCTTCGATATAGCCCGTAAAATCCCCGCCGGATGCTATGTTGCAAATATGATTATAATCAACGTTGGGAATGCCTATAATAGATTTATCAGGTAAAAATTTGAATCTAACTGCATCCATTGATACGTTTTTTGCAACAAATGTTCCGGTTGAATTTTCAAAAATCACAAACCCATCTTTTAATTCATATCCTCCAAAATTTGAATATATACCCGGTTTTGACGCTATGTAAAAAACGTTTTGGTCGGGGGTTCCCGGTGCGGTTTCGGGCGTTGCGACGCCCGCAAAGGTTGAATTAGCACCAATGTTGCTAATCATAGACAATAATGTATTTTGCATTATTTGCCCGGTAATTTCTTGATTACCATTTTGTTTAATAACCGCTGCAACGGCGGCTTTTAATTCTTCATAATTTCCCATATATTCAAAATAATTTATTGGTTGTCAAAATCGTTGTTAAAATCATTATTATAATCTCCTTTTGTTTCCGGCGGGATAACTCCCCGTCCGATTTTCTTAACCACGGTTGCGCATTCAAATTCACATTCAACGGATGCTAAATTGCCCTGCGTTTGCCATTTAGGTGTAATTAGAAACGTATCGCAATCGTATTTCCTGCCTTGACTGTAAACCGTTACAAAATCACTCATACGGATTAACCGCATTACGTCGCAAAGGTATTCGGGGGCTAAAAAGATAAACCGGAATGTCTTTTCCGATATTTGTTTTTCCGGGAAAAAATACCCGTCCCGTTCTTCCCCCTCTTCCTCAAACTTATATTCGGGTTTCCCCAACTCCGTACATAAGTAAACCCGGTTTTTGAACGGGACGCCCTCGTAAACGATTTGTCCGCCGTCAACCTCCATGTTTTGCGCATCGCTCCACTCAACACACAAATAACCGTCCATCGTTCCGCTAACCCACGTAAACACGTCGGAAACGAATGTTTGTACGCCGTCGTTAATCATCATCGTATAACGTCCCTCCGGGAAATTCAACGCCATTTGTCCGATACCGGGATAAACAATAACGTCATAACCGTAATTAGCAAACCGGACAATCTGCAATCCGGTTTCTTGCATTTGGGTTGTTATATCAGCCAACAACCGGGTAATCTTATAATCGTAAATCCGCACCCAACTAATCGCATTTGAACGGGTCGGGCGGATTATCTGAAACGGCAATAACTTATTCAACGGCGTAAACAACGGGTAAACGTCGCCATACGCATAAGACTTGCGGAAATCTTGGTATTGCCTATCTGTATAAAATGGCAAAACGGATAAATTGTTATTCGGTGTCATATTTCAAAGTTGCTTTAATTGAACGACTATGCAAATTTACGCTTAATTTATCAACTTGACCGTTACCGATATATGTTTTTATTAGTTGCATCGGGTTAGGGTCGTCCGTGGCGGGAAAACTAAACGTTTGCTTTTTCTTTCTCTCAATACCGTATGCGTAAACCTCGGAACCGTTTACAGATACACGACGGGCGGGTAAATCATACATCCAATACGGGGATTGCAAATTGATAAATGCCAAATATCCATTTTGCAAAAAGTATTCGACCCCGTTAATGGTTTGCCGTGTAAATGGCAATATCCATTGCGACCCGGACGTTGGCGGAACGGCGGCAAATAAGGCGAACCCGTCGGAACTCATGTTGCCGGGGTTTAACAACATCATATCAATATCGGACGTGAAATTTGATATATTAATTTCCTCAATCTTTCCGGGTGTTACATACTTGCTAATTACTTGTATCGGCAAACCCTCAAACGGCGTTGTTACATCGTCCATCCATTCAAATTGGTATCGTTCCGCCAAATCGACCTTATCAAACGAATATTCCGACGTATTGAACGCCCACGGCAACCCATTGCGCAAATTAATTTCTTTCGTCAAATCTCGGCTAATAATTGCGCCGCCGCCGTACGAACCGCCATTTTTGAAAAATTGGATATGCTCAATTTTGAATTTACCCCCGTCAATGTACCAATAACATTTGAAGCAATCCCGCAACATATTTGTAAATTGTTGCAACGTCGTTGGTGCCTTTTGTGCGGGCTGCTGATATTCCCCGTTTATTATGTTGGTTTTCTGCGATACAAGTAACCGAAAATTTAACCCGGATATTGGATTGTTCCCGCTATATAAAAATTGGCTGTATTCCGCCGTGGCTGCGTGGGTAATACCGGGCGCAATTTGATTTAATAGAACTTGTATGCACGACGCAACGGGGAACGCATCCCGCAAAGTATATGCTTTCCGGGCTTGTTCCTCTAATATCCAATCCATCAAATAAAAGCCAAACCACAACGACGCATAACGCCACGTTGACCGGGCGATTGGATAAAACGTTTGTCCGTATATGGAATAAGGCGGCGCAAAATACTTTCCGTTGTCGGCTAATCCCCACTCGGTCGGCGTGTCGGAAAAGTTATTTGATATAAACGCCACGTCGATTGCGTAACCGATTGCCCGGCGATAATTACGGTTGTTATCTACAATGTCGTCGGACGGCAACGGGTATGTATCTAAATCGTTTATCTTTTCCACATCGCACAAATACCGGGCATAAATATTATAACTTTTCATATCGGCGTGCATTACCCCGGTTGCCCCGGAACCCTCAACCGCTTGCAAATCGAATTGTAATGTATCAAACGGTTCTTGCGTTATTTTCTGATAACGAAACATTGCCACATCATCCGAACGGCGGCGTATCTCAACTAATGCAATACCAACGGGCAATCCGTCAATACGTTGTTGCGAAATATAGATATAATAATTAACGTTTAATTCCGGGTACAAATTTCCTGTAAATGCGTCCGCACTCGCACCCGTTGCCATTCGCCCGGAATATAACCCAGATATTACCGCCGGGGAACCCTCCGACGTTATTTGTATTTCCTTTAGGATATTACACAAAGCAAAATGATACGTCCTAACTAATGCGTTTTGGTCGGTCGTTTCGTTTGCGTCTTGTTCCCAATTCGTACCGCCCAAAAAACAGGAAACGACCGTATCGCCCGGAACATATATTTGAATTAACGGGCGTTTGTTTATGGTTATACGCTGAATTGTCGGGGCTAATGTTATTAGATTGTATTCTTTTTCCAAACCCGCCAATACGTCGTTATATTCGTCGATTACGTCCGGTTGTACGGTTACTTTTTTATCATAGTCAACAAATGTACAATCCGTTTTCATAAATTTGCCTTGATAGTATTGCGACCATGTGCGCCCCCCGTCGTTGCTCTTTTCAATACTATACAAAAATTCATTGTCGAACGGTTTATTGTTGATATAATCGTAATCGTCCCGGATAAACGACAATTTACCGGACAATTTCGCCCGGTAAAATCGTTGGTTCGTTTCTAACTCATACTCCTTTGCCAAATCATCCTTATAAACGGGGGTTGCTTTTCGTCCATAAACCAAATTTTGCGCCGTTTCCGAACCTAAACGTATATAAGCGGTTCCTGCGTTATAACTTGTTTTATAAACGACAAAACGCAAATAATATGCGTTATTAGGAATATCCACGGAACCCGTCGTTACTCCTATAAAACTACTGATAAACTTTTTATTACTATCATAAAACGCCCCCCGTTCAACTGTTGTACTTTTGTACAATATGCGGGGATAAATGTTACTTACCGGAATATAGTTTGTTGTATAATATCGGTTTTGCACCGCCTCCCCGGTCGTAATAGGTACGCCCGTATTGCTATTTATTATTCCGGTATTATACAACGCATCCGCAAATGAATGTCTATAAATTGGATTCATACTATTTTTTTATTTTACGTGTCAAATTCTTGTAAACTTCAATAACATTACCGTTGCCGTCAACATAACGGCGACGGCGGTTTTGCTCTTTAATCTCCCTTACATCGTCTTTCAAATCTCGCAAATCCGGGGCGTTGTTTTGTTGAACCGTTACGTTTACGCCGTCCGTATTGTAGGCGTTAAGGTATTTTTGCGGAAATGTCCCACGGTTCAAACTATTAATAACGTCCGGGATTAGACGACGGAAACGGCGGGAATTGCGTTTATTGATAACGGCGAAAAATTCCCCGCCCTCGGCACGCCTCCGGGTTCCATCCGGTTTGGTTCCTAAATCCACATCGTCCCCGGATTGGTGGGAACCGCCCCCCAATAACTCAACCGTTCCATCCCCGTAACTTTCGGAACCCCCGGCGTTTGCCGTTTTCGATAATTGGGCGGCTTTGATTTTAGAGGCTGCAAAGGAACCCCACATTACCGCAATAGCCGGGATTGCAAACGGGAACCCCAATTGCGACCAAATCAAAGCGGACGCCGTTACAAGGTTGCCAATTTGTTGTATCGTCTGTATTGCCGCCTGTGCCTTTTGTGCCTTTTGTTGCTCCTTTAGGGCTTTTTCTTGGTTCTTTTTCGCTTGGTCTAACTCCTTTTGCGCCATTGCAACGTTATTGGCGTAACCGTTCGCCCGTGCCTCTAATTCCGCATCTAATCGGCGTTGGCTTGCGTCAACCTCTTTGTCGGCGGCGGAAACGGCGGCGTCGGCGGCTTGTACCTTTGCATCTAAGAAACTATTTAATTGCTCAATGGCAAACGATACGGACGTACTTATTGCCTCCTTTTGGTCGTCGTCCAAATTCAGCCCAAACAACCCGTATATGTCGTTACCCCGTTCGTCGCCTTTGCTTTTCTCAATTTCTTGGTTAATTTTCGCAATGGTATTTTCGATTGTCTTAACCTCGGCATCCGTCATTTTAACCCCGGCGGCTTTGTTCAACTCTAAAATCTTTTGCAACCGTGCCTTTTCTTGCGCCAACCGGAACCGGGTTTTGCGTTCCTCTGAATTACGGATTAAATCAAACTCCGACGCCTCCAACGCTTGCGTTTGGTCGAATAGCATTAACGCCCGTTGTTGGTTTAACTCGGTCGTTTGCTTCAATACCTCGGCATCATATTTGGCGTTAATATCCGCCTCGGATTGGCGCACGTCCTCGGCTAATTGCCTGTTTTGCGCCAATTCGATTGCCCGTTGTTGCTGTAACAACTGAATGCGCAAATTTATTTCCTCCTGTGAACCCTCACGGGCGGCGTCTAATTGTAATTGCGTCCGGTCGGCGGCGGCTTGCATTTGGTTAATTGTAATTTGGTCGTTCAATTCGCCCAAACTCTTTGCGTATTGTTGTTGCAAAAGGATTTGTTGGTTTAACAACTCGGTTGCTTGCGCCTCGGTTAATCCCTTTTCGGTTTCCAACCGGGTATTAATGTCCTGTATTTGTCTTTCATACTCAACCCGCAATTGTTCCCGTTGCTTTTCCGCCCCCTCTGCCATTAATGCAATTTGGGCGTCCTGTGTTGCCCGTTGCGCTGATAATTCCGCCGCCCGTTGTTGGTTGGCAATATCTACCATATCAACCGCCAATTGCTCCCGTAATAAAACAATTTGTTCGTTTAGGGCTTTGCGTGCCTTAACGGACAAATTCGTTTCGGTTCTTAACTGCAATTGTATGTCAGCAATCGCACGGGCGTTGGCGGCTTGACGTTGCGCCCGTTGTTGGTCGAACGTGTTTTTAATTAAGGCAATCCGGGCGTCCTCGGCTTTGCGCAATATATCGGTTTCCGCTTTGGCGGCATCCCGGTTTTGTTGTAACCTTTGGGCGGCTTGTATCTTTCTATCGGCGTCCAAATCCGCCCCCTCGGTTTTCAGATTAACCGCAATGTCAACCGCCCGCCCGGTATTATCTATTTGCCCCTGTACGGCGTCAATTGCTTCATCAACTTTGACTTTATCAATTTTACCGTCTAAATCAACATCAATATAAACTTTCTTATCTCCACGGGCTTTGGCGTTATTGAGTTGTACCAACATTTCGTTTAGTTGTTTCAACTTTTTGCGGTTTGCCTCCAAATCGTCTAATTCTTTGCCGTAAAAACCAACGCTTTTATTATGTGCCTTTGTGCGTTCGGCTAATATTTCGTCCTCAATCTTTCGGGTTTCACTCAACCCGGCGTTCCGGGCTTTGGCAATGTTTAATTCCCGGTTTAATTGGGCGACACGTTCGTTGCTAACTCGGTTCATTTCGGTTGCCTCGGTTTCCAAATAATCCAACCAAACCTTTTGCGCCTCGTTTAGTTTCTGTTGGTTCTTTGCCGATTTATCCGTATTAGAGGCAAACAATACCAATGCACCCACGACCGTAACCAAAGCCAATGCCAAAAGTACATAAGGATTTGCGGCGGCAATAAGATTGAACGCTTTTTGCGCAATTGTAGCCGCCAACGTTGCCTTTGTGCCTTGCATGGTAACAAGGCGGTTATATACTTGTGCCTTACTCAAAGCCGCCATTTGTAGCCGGGAAATACCCAACATGATTGCCGATTGTTTTTGCACGGCGTTTTGTATGGCTTGCACTCCGGTTGTAATGGCTATTGCCGCCTGTAATTTCTTTTGCGCTTCCTGTACTTCCTCGCTTTCACTTCCGAACAACTCCATTGCCCCGGTAAATGCAGCAAACCCACCGGACGCACCCGCCGCAAAACTTAACACGGCATCCAAATTGGACGTATCGGACGCCATGCGGGTAATCTCGGCGGTTGCATCCTTGACCGCATCCCGTAAAATTGCGGTTTCTTTGCTCAATTGCTGATATTCCGCCGTTCCTTGTTTGCCCTCCAAACGCAACAACGCCAATTGCTTTGTTTGGTTCTCTATTTGGGTCGTTAAACCTTTGGCGGCGTCGGAATAGTTACCAACGTTTAACGACGTTTTCCCGGTCGCTTCCTGTAACCGCTTCATTTCTTCGTAAATCGCTTTTGTTTCCTCAACCAATTTGCGCCCCTCGGCGGTTGCTTCCCGTTCCTCAACCGTCATATTATTGAGGTATATTTTATTGATTGAGTATTGCGCCGATAACCGATTATATGAACCCTCGGCGGATTGGTTTAACCGGGTCGTTAACTTGTTTAATTCGTTCGCCTCCTTTTGCGCTTGCTTCAATTCTGCCAAACGCTTTGCATTCTCACTTTCAGCAAACGCCAAATCCCGTGCCGCCCGTGTTAATTTGTCGGTATCATTCGACGCCCCCCGTATCGTCTTACGTCCGCTTTCGGTTGCACCGCTTACGCCATCCAATGCCGCCTTAACCGTGATTGCCTCCGACTTGATATTTTGCAACGTGTTCATATATGCGTCGCTCAATTGGTCTAATTGCGCAATCAACTTTGTAATACTATCGTCCGGCTTTACAAGGTCGCTATATTTTATAGGGTTGTTATTATCTGCCATACTTAACGTTATTTGCGGGCAATTTGCCCCGTGTTCAATTATCTTTTCTTTTTAATGTAGTTATTTAACCAAAGAAAAACAACGCCGGAAATCGCCTTATTTGACGCCTTTTTTATTTTTGGCTGGTTTCAACAACTCCTTTATACGCTCAAATGCGTTGTAATACTCCAAAACGGTGTATTTCTTTGGCTCCGGTACGTGCAAATATTGGGAAATCGTTAAACACATATTTTCAAACTGTTTATCGTACTGAATTTCCATGTTATCGGAACCACTAAAAACAACCGGGCGACTATAAAGCAACAACGCCGTTGTTATTCTTTCAATTTCCGCCCGTTTGTCCTCTGTATCGCCGTTAATTATCGCATCCAACATCAACATTGTCCGGCTACGTAATTCGTCGTAATACTCTTTAACCGTGGCATCGTCGAACAACCGGGGGAAATACATTTGCAATTCTTCATCTATTTTTTTTTTGACCGCCTCAATTTGGGCGGTCAACTCTTTAACCGGGACGTCCCCGAACATATCGACGACCTTTTGCAATCCATCGTCGGATAAATCGTTAAACGGCTCCCCGTCGATTGTCTTAACCAATACGGCAAAGGCTAAATGTTTCGGGCTTATTCCGGTTTGAATGAAATACACGTTTTGCCGCATATTATCCAATTCGATTGCCGCCAATTCCGGGGTTTTACTCCGGGCGTATCTCATTGCCTTTTCTATATGCGTGTCGAAATCTGCCAAATCGGAACCAATCCCGGCGTCAACTAACAACATTTTGTTGTACTTATGAAATCGCAACATTGGCAAATCGTCTATTGCGTCGTATATCTCAACGGTATGTTCTCCAATCTTAACGGTTCTCATAGCAAATAACGGGTTATCATAGTGGAACAAAAGGGAACCAACAACAATGCCGGGTTCCCGGTTATAAACACAAATAGGATTGACAAAGCCAACCCCGCCCAAAAGGACAAACAGAAATCGCAATTAAACATCTTTGCGAAAAACTCGTTGCCGTGAACCTGTACCCATTCAACGACCCTCCATTTGCGTAACAAGGTCAAACCAAAGGCGGCGACCAAAGCGGTTACGACCGTATAAAATAAAAATGCTTTCATTCTCTATAAATTTACTGCGTTAAACACGTTTCATCAATTCCCAATTCCCCGGCGAACCGGAACCCGGCGAACGGGTGCATTAAAAATTGATTGTCTATTTCGTCAAAAGTGAACCCGGCAAATATGTTTTCCGCCTTTGCGTACACTCTGTTTATTTTCATGGAACCCGAACGTAACCATATACCCCCGTTTAATACTCTCATAATTTCCTGTTTGACCGCCTCCGTGTTCCGGTTGTTGGCGTCGTTGGTTATCGTCCGCATATCAAACCAAAAGATAACCGAAAACGGCGTTGTATATTTGTTTTGTTCGCCGGGGAACCAATCAATTTGTTGCGGGTCGTCCAATACGAAAAACGAAAAATTCCCAATCTTACTATCCGGGGCAATCAACATATATTCATTGCCGCCAACGTAAATATTGGGGGTATAATACCGTTTGCCCTGTATGGATTTAACCAACCGTTCCGCCCGTCCGAACGAATAGTTAAGCCACGGCAACCCGTCCGCCAACCCTTTTTGTATATTGGCAATAACCCGGTCGAATAACTCCGGGTTCTTTATAATTGGTACTCTATCCATTACCGTATATTGTTTTTTTTGCTTTGGTTAGCAAATCCGGGTAAACGTATTGCCAAATCAATTTAGCAATGTTTTCATTCGTCAACCCCAATATTTGCCGCCCGTACTTTTTTATCAAATCTTCCGTCTTGAAATCCGACGCCTTAATTTCAAATTGTTTGTCGCCGACTTCCAAATAAAAACTACTCTCAAAATCGCCCTCATCCCGCAACGTTACCCGGTTCGTCGGTTGTCCCTTTCCCTCCTTTATGGCTATCGTTAACGGGGTATATGGTCGGTAATCCATTATATCAACGCCCAATCGGTTAATACCCTGCTCAAATAATTGTTCCTCGGCGTTGGCGTCAATGATAAACGCCGTTGTTAATCCGTCGTCGATTATGTCCCGTATAATCAACCCGGACGTCAACCCGTCGTTAAATGTATTAACCCGGTTGCGTAAATCAATTATTGATTGTAACCCCGCCATCGTGCAATTATGTTGTCCGGTATTTAACGCCCCGGTTGTTGCAACTCAAACAAATGCGGTCAATTCCTTGCGTATCTAATCGCAAAGCCTCATACGCTTTTTTAAGGTCATAACCCAAACCGCCGGGTCGCCCCTCAACATTGCCGTCCAACTCGTACAATATATCCATTTTAGAGGCGTTGGATTGGTTCCGGTTAACCCGTACATTGGGGTTCATTGCCAACGTTCGCAAAGCGATTGCGGCAACCTGTCGTTGTATAACGGTTTGGAATATCGCCCGTTGTTCAACGATAAAATCCGTTAAATCACAACCTACGGTAATTTCACAATTCAACCCGTAATTAAGCGTATTTGTGTACATCGTATAGGCTATATCCCACAACTCCGGGTATTCTGCGAATGTTTCCGGGGCGTTGTACATAAACGGGGAAATCTGCAAATACTTTGTCAATTGTCGCCACGCCTCAATATTGCCGTACCCGGTACACGTTCCGCACGGTTCGCCGCTCCAATCTTTCGACACGTTAATTGCTTGCATCCCGGCGGGTAAATCGTCTTGGTTGTAACAAAGGAACCACGCACCCCCGGCGTTGTTGGCATCGCTGATATATGGCAAATAACATTCGTCTAAATTAAACCATTGAAAACCGCCGTTTGTTAACGTGAAATTCAAATCAAATGTCTTTATCGGGTCAATCTGTGAACTATGGAACAAATACAACTTAACAATCCCGGTTCCGCCTGTCATTTGTAAGCCAACCCGGTGTATTTGTGCGGTTACTCCCATCGCCCGCACCGGGATAATCTCAAAGCCTACCAATTTATGTGCGTTCGGTTGGGTTGCTCTGATACGTCCCGCACCATCAAAGAACGTGCGACGCTCCAAAAGGTTCTTTGTTTCCTTATCCAACCCCTTTATTTGGGTAAACGTTTGTACCGCCGTGGAAATTCCGTTGCGGGTCAAACGCTCCAAATAATCCGATAAGATATTGTAAGGCTCCCAAAATGTCGAACCCTCGGCGGGAACCTCGGCGACGTTATCAACCAAAGCCGCCCAATACTTTTTATTGCCCGCCGCATCGTTGGCGTAATGTACAACTTTTCCGGCTGTGTACGGGGTTGTATCGTTCCAATCCGGGTATTGATACCCCCAATTGTCCGGGACGATTGCCGCCATGTTATCCAACGTAACAAGGGGGTGCGCCCCTTGAAAATATAACCCGCTTTCGGTTTCCGTCAACCGTTCGGCGATTGCCTCGGCGAGATTATATGATTGTTCCCAACCGACGACGTTTAATAATTTATCTTGTATCTCTTTAATCCGGTACATACTGCGTAAAATTAAAAAGGGGGCGGGGAATAACCACCCCGTCCCCTCGGTTAAATAATTGTTCCGTCTTTCGGATTATGCGCCCCCGGCGGGAAATTCCCCGGCGTTGGTTACATATACAGGCATTCCCAACGGTTCGTTTGGATTGCGTGCGGCAATCTCGGCTTTGATAATTGGGTTTGCCACGGTGTCCGGGTTGCTGTTATACGCTACCATGTAGGCAACATCAACGCTAAACCCGAAATACTCCTTAACCGCACACGTCAAATCGGCGGTCGCATCCCCCATAATTGCGGATTGGTCGCCAACGGCGGTGTAATAATGCGAACCAACGGGCAAATCAATGTACGGCAATCGTACAATGTCCCATTCGTGGAAATTCGCACGGGTGCGGCGGTATGCTTCACGGTCAACACGTGTTAAGATACCAACGTTTCCGTCGGCAACTGCAAACATTGTTCCCATTTTGCCCGCTTCATCCGTTACATTGTTGGTGTAATGCAATACTTTGTTGTCGTACTCCATACGCTTGTTAACGTCATTGTAAACGCCATGTTGCGCCAACTTGCGGATAAGGCTATCAACCCCGGCGTTTGCAATCAAATGGATATATTCGGGGTAACAATTCGCCCGCATAATCGGGTTAATGTCGCCCAAAATCTCGGTTGCCATTTGGGTTGGAACCTGTACCACGTTACCCGTTTGCGTATAATTGAGCAATGTTTTGAACACCTGTGTTTTGTTTGCTTCCAATGCGGCAACCGCCCCGGCGTCCAAAGTATTTGCCAACGCCCGTGTCGTCTTTTCCATTTTACGCATAAAGTCGTGATTGTACGAAATTTCGTTGTTGGAATAAGCCGCCGGAACCATTGTAAAACCAATTGCATAAGTCGCCCAAACAAGCGTTACCAATGCGGACGTATTTTCGTTATCGGCAATAACGCACGAACGCACGTTGCTAACCTGTACGTTTTCGTCGTAATTGATAACAGGAACTTGTACCGTGTTACCGATACTTACTAATGCCCTATCTCTCAAATTAGGGCTAATAATTGAGTTGGGGGCGTTGGTTTGCTCAATGAAGAAATCCAATGCGCCGTACTCACACGGGCGGAACATATTACGGTCTAACTCCGGGTTTTCTATCCGCCAATTCTGTACTCTCGTTGCTATTAAACTCATTGTTTAAAAAATTAAATTGTTTATAAATGCGGGTTTACCCTTTACCCGTGTTGTCTTTTACTTTTCCGGTAATGCGGAAATATTGTTGTCTTTCCATGCTTGTTGCATTCCGGCGTCAAATTCAGCCGTTCCGACTTTTAACCCCTGTTGTTCCAACGTCGCACTAATTGCGTCGTATGCCTCAACCCTTGTTTTTGCACCGGATATATCAACGGTAATGTTACCGCCCGCACCGCCGCCGCCCGCCGGGGGGATTGTTCCGCCGCCCGCCGCTTGGCGTCCTTTGTCTAATATACCCATTGTTTCCAATTCACGGGTTAACAGGTCGCCGGGCGTGTACGGGTTCAACTGATTGTTCGGGTTGCGCATAATCGCCCCGGTTTCGTCCTTAAACGCTAACATTTTGCCGCCTTTGCCATCGTCGATATATTCCGGGTGCATACCCTTGATTTTGTCGATTGCTTGACCTAACAACACCTTTGTTGCGCTTTCGGGCAATCCCGCCTTAAACTTCAATCCGGCGGTTGCGGTCTGCAATGCCGTTTCAACACGAATGCCGAACACCTCGTTTGCGTGGGTTTGTTCGGCTTGGTCGTATTTCGTTTTAAGGTCGTTGTATTGGGTCGTAACGCTTTGCAAATCTGCCTTTGCTTGCTTTAATGCCTTTGCGGTTTCCGCATCCGTCGCACCGTCGGCAATGGCTTTTTCCAATCGTGCCTTTTCTTTCGTTAAGCCGTCGATTTGGGATTGCAAACCGTTTGCGCCCTCAACCTTTGTTTTGAACTCTGTTAATACACGCTTTGCGTAATCAAACGTTTTTTCGGTTCCATTCTTTGCAACGCCGGAAACGGCTAAAATGTCCGCATCCAAACCGCCGTAAATTTCCCCGGTTTTCTTCGCTATTACGCTATTTTCGTCGTTGACTGATAACGTGGTTATCGCCGTTAATTGTTCGTCGGTTAATCCGGCTAATGCCGCATTTGCCTTTAATACATCAATCGTTAATGCCATAATCTTACCCTTTGATTATTGTTAATAAATTCGGTTACTTTTTGCCCTCGGTTTTATCGGCGGCTTTGGCTTTGGCGTCCGCCTCGGCTTTGGCTCCGGTTTCCTTAACAGGCGTTGCCGGGATAATGCCCGACGCTTTCAACTCTGCCAAAATTTCGGCTTTCAATGCTTCCTTTTCGGCGGCTTTGGCTTTGGCGTCCGCCTCGGCTTTGGCTTTGGCATCGGCGTTCGCTTTCTCGGCGTTCGCTTTCTCCTTTTCCGCTTTGGCTTTGGCGTCCGCCTCGGCTTTGGCTTTCATGTACTCGTTGGGGTCGTGCAATACCGTAATCGTGTAACCCTGTTTTTTAAGGTTCTCGGCAATGCTATTTTCATAGCCTTTTTTGCCGAACTTTTGAATACGGGGGATTGACAAACGTTTACCCGTTTCGCTGTCGAACTTCTTAATTTCGATAACGCAATGATACAAATGTTTCTCATTGTCCGGGACAATGTAATTTTCGGGCGTAACGTCGATAATTGCGACGTCTTTAGTTTTGCCCTCGGTTGCTGTTTTCACTCGCATACTCGTTGAATTTATTAGTTATGAAATTGATTTTAGAATTGAACGGCATATTATACCCAAATTCCAAAACGTTTAAATACTCCCTTTCAAATCTGCGTACAAAGTTAGCAAAATTCAACTTTACACGCATATCGTTTTCGCTGATAATCTTTTTGCCGTACAAATCCAATACCTCGGAACGGGTTAAATGTCGGTACGGTTCCAATTCCGCCAATATCAACATACGTTGTAATTGGGTCGGGTTGTTCCTGTACTCCGTTTCTAATATTTGGTTTTGTAAGGCGTCTAATTCCGCCTCGCTTGCGCCGCTTTCCTTTGCCATTTTGTAACGTTCCCGTAACTCCGTTGCGTTGGATAAATAAAACTCGGTTCCGTAATTGACTTTTGCAGAAACGAACAAACCGCCATACCTCAAACGGCAAACGGTTTCGTCAACGAATTGTTGCGCCGCCTCAAAGCCTTTTTTAATCCGGTTTAATACCGTGCTTTGGCTTTCAAAATTGGCTTGTATCTGTTGTTCGTTCAATGCGTCCCGTGTGGTTATTTCCTCGTTGGTTCCAACAACCGACGTAATAATGTCATTCTTTAGGCGGTTTTCTTCCTCAACGTTATAATCCAAACTCCCACGGTCAACGGTTAGCATTTGCACCGGGTTACGCAAATCGGGTTGTTTATCCCCGTCCGGTATTGGTATTTCAACGAACGAACCCACGCCGTTAATACGACTATCCCCGCATTTGGGGCAACGCATCAAAAGCCCGGCGGCGTCCAATCTGTAAAACCCTTGTTTGTCTTTCAAAAACCCACCGTCGCAATAATCGCCATTTTCGCCGTTACTGAAATCGCATGATTGTTCGTAACCGGAATATATCGGATATGCTCCGTATAAATCTAAATGTCGTTTACTGATATGGTAAAACAAAAACCAATCCAACGCCTCCAATTGCTTGGTTAGCGGGGATTGCTTAACGTCGGGTTCCGATAAACTCAACGGTTCGTTCCAAAAGAAACGGGCGGGACAATAACCGACGTCGTGCGGGTTATCAATCAGCAATTCGCCGATATTGTGGTTTTTGTCCTCTCTGAAAACTCTATAACGTTCGTCGTCAATTACTGCGATACGTTCCCCATCCTGCCTAAATATGATATAATCCATTACCCCCGTCGTCGGGTTGGCTCTGTAATCAATCACGGACGCAATAGGCAACCAATAAAAATACGGTTGCGGGTATTTGTCGGCGGGGTTTTGTTCGCTCGGCATATCGACAATAAGAACGCTATTTATTTCGGTTTGGAAAAACTCCCATCCTTTTGTACTCCAAATTTCCGGTTCGTGTAATACGTCTTGGCGGTAATACTCCCAATCGTCCCTTTGTTCTGGGTTTTGGAACTGATAATTGAACGCCGGGTTACGACCGTCAAAAATCCGGCTCAATTTATCAAAACAAACGCCCGTTACCTCGTTTGTTTTAACGGGGTAACGGAACAATGTTTTGAACATCTTAAACTTATCATGCGGCAATAGGTTAGAAACAAATGCCATAAAGTCCGTAATCGGTTGGCAAATGTCAAACGACGTAATACGGGTGCGGGCGTGAAAATTAATGCGTTGTTGATGATAAACGGCTTTGTTTATCATCTTACGCCTTTTCGGCTCCGTTATCCGTTTTTTTATTTCGTCTATACTCAATCCCATTGTCGTTGGTAAATTTAAAATCGCTGTCTTTGGGTAACTGCCAACCGCCGTTGTTTGGCATCCGCAACAACCGTTCGGCGTGCTTAATCTCCAATTCCTCGGTTAAATTGTGCGGCGGACAAACTAATTTAACCTTTGTAACCTTTGCCGCCATATCGTCAACCTCCTATTGCGGGTTTCAAATCGGTTAGCGGGTTGAAATCCGGGGTTACAATTGTGAGGTCGTCCGAATAGTTCGGCAAAAACGCCCATTGTATTGCGTTGCTGTCCGGGGCTTCTAATCCGCCGTGCGTTTTGTCCCCAATGAACAAAGAACGAATTGGAATAGGATAATACGTTGTCGGGGTCGTTTCGTCTTGAATGGCTTCAATACTTCCGTTTTCATCAAACAAATAAACGCCCAAATTATCCGACCAACTTTCGCATTGCAATTCTTTCATTGCTTTAATTACTGATTGGGGGATTTTACGCATTACGCCCGTGAACGGGTTCGGTTCACGCCCTATAATTTCCTCAATACCTCCCAATGTTTCGTTACCGCCCCCAAAGGTGCGGGCGGCTCCGGCTTCGTTGGTCGGGGCTTGGATATACGGGGAAACGACAATCTTTGTACTATCAGCCGCCGCCAACAACGGCGTCCATGAAGCAAGCAAAGTAATTGCCTTTTCGCTCGTAAAACTGTTTTTGCTTCCATCGTCTTTGGTTAGACGTTGAAACGCTACCTTTTGGATTTGCCCGAAACTTTCGGCGCATTTTACGGCGGGAATATCGGGCAATGAAGCCGCCGCCGGACACTTACAAGTAATCATACTCTTTAAATTTTAACGTTAAAA